GGATTTTGGTATATTTATAGAATTACAGCCAGATGAAGAGGAAAAAGCTGTTCTTGAAAATAATATACAAATGGCTTTACAACAAAAAAGTATAGAGCTTGAAGATGCTATTGATCTTAGAGAAATACGTAATATTAAATTAGCAAATTCATTACTTAAAATACGTAGAAAAAAGAAAGAGCGAAAAGATCGAGAGTTACAAATGCAAAACATTCAAGCACAAACTCAGTCTAATGCTCAAGCTGCCCAAGCCGCGGCGCAAGTTGATGTTCAAAAAGAACAAGCTTTAGCACAAGGAAAAGCGCAGTTTGAACAAATGAAAGCACAAATTGACTCTCAAAAAATGCAACAAGAAGCACAGCTTAAAAAAGAATTAATGGCTTTAGAGTTTCAATATAACATGCAGCTTAAAAGCGTTGAAGTTGAAGGCATGAAAGAAAGAGAAAAAGAAAAAGAAGATCGTAAAGACGAAAGAACAAAAATACAAGCTACTCAACAATCAGAAATGATTGAGCAAAGAAATAGTGGAAAACCACCTAAAAACTTTGAATCCGCAGGTAATGATATACTAGGTGGGGGATTTAATTTAGGAGCGTTTGATCCTAGTTAGAATTATTAATTATTATTATATTATATTATGGAAGAAAAAAAAGAAAATGTAGTTGAAGAAACTACACAAGAAACAACTGAACAAGTTGATGAAAGTAAATTTGAATCTGCTGGCGATGATAGTATTATAAAAGTAGATTTAAGCAAACCACCAACACCAAAAGAAGAAAAAAATGAAACTAAAGAAGATAACGTTGACGACGGCGGAGTGGTTGCAGAGCCTGAAAATGCCGACGCCCCACAAGAACAAGAAGAAGTACAACCGGAAACAGAAGCACAAGAAACACCAGTATTAGAGGAAATAACTGAAGATTCTACTGAAGAAGAAGTAGCAGAAGTAGAAGAAAAAGTTGAAGAAGCTGTAGCTGAAGCTGAAGCTACTGGCAAACCACTACCAGAAAATATCCAAAAATTAGTTGACTTTATGGAAGAAACTGGTGGTGATTTAAATGATTACGTAAAGCTTAATCAAGATTACAGCAAGTTAAATGATAATGATGTTTTATACGAATACTATAAGCAAACAAAACCTCATTTAAACAATGAAGAAATTAACTTCCTTATGGAAGACTCGTTCTCTTACGATGAAGAAGAAGATGAAGAAAGAGATATACGAAGAAAGAAATTAGCGTTAAAAGAGCAAGTTGCCAACGCTAGAGCCCATTTGGACGGGCAAAAGTCCAAATACTATGAAGAAATAAAAGCTGGTTCAAAGCTAACGCCTGAACAACAAAAAGCTGTAGATTTCTTTAATAGATATAACAAAGAGTCAGAAGCAAATCAAAAAACAGTAAAAAAGAACTCTGAAATTTTTACACAAAAAACTAATCAAGTTTTTAACGACAAGTTCAAAGGTTTTGAATATAACGTCGGTGATAAAAAATACAGGTTTAATGTAAACAATGCTGACGAGGTTAAAAACACTCAAAGTGATATAAGCAATTTTACCAAAAAGTTTTTGGATAAAAAAAATGCTTTAACAGACGCTAAGGGTTATCATAAATCTTTATTTACAGCAATGAACGCAGACGCTGTTGCAAAACACTTTTATGAACAAGGAAAAGCTGACGCTATGAAAAATAGTGTTGCTAAAGCCAAAAACGTTGATATGAATGCAAGGCAAAGTCATGGAAAAATCGAAGTTGGTGGTATGAAGTTTAAAGTGTTAGGCGATAATTCTTCTGATTTTAAGTTTAAAATTAAAAACAAAAATAAATAACAATTTAAAACAATTAAAAAATGGCAATTACTGCAGGAAGTGGTTTGAATAAAGTTCCAAGCGCACAGCAACAAGCTTTAGCTTCAAACTACATAGACTTCACAGACGGTTCAACCGGCTGGGAACAACAATACCTGCCTGACTTAATGGAACAAGAAGCAGCGGTTTTCGGTAACAGAACAATCTCTGGTTTCTTAGCACAAGTTGGCGCAGAAGAGGCTTCTACATCTGATCAAGTTGTATGGTCTGAACAAGCTCGTTTACATTTATCTTACGTAGGTACGGTAGATGCAGATGGAGACACAAATGGTACGTTTACAGTTACTCACGATATTGATGGTAGTGCTGATGGTGAAAATGGTTTCACTGCTGCATCACACGGTATTAGAGTAAATGACGTTGTATTAATCGCTCAAGCTGGTGTTATTGTAAAGGCACTAGTTGTTGAAACTCCAGCTACAGCTGCTGTTACAGTTGAGCCTTATGCTACAGCTGCTTTATCAACTTTATCTGATGGTACAGCAACTTTATTAGTTATCGGTTCTCACTATGGAAAAGGTCAAAGTTATAGTGATATAACTGGAGCTGCTGCTGCTAGCAAAAGAACTTCTTTATCACCTACATTTAAGTCGTATGGTAACCAAATGCAAATAATGAAAGATTATTATGCTGTATCTGGTTCTGATGCTTCACAAGTAGGTTGGGTTGAGGTTTCTGCTGAAGATGGTACTTCAGGTTACTTATGGTACTTGAAAGCTGAAGGTGAAACTAGAGCAAGATTTACTGATTATTTAGAAATGACTATGCTAGAGGCTGAAAAATCAGCTGACGCATCTATCATTGGTTTTGCTGATGGTCAAATTAGAGGTTCTGCTGACGCGGGTTCTGGTGGTGTTGGTACACAAGGTTTATTCGATGCAATCGAAGAAAGAGGTAATGTTACTTCTGGTGTAACTGGTGTTAACGCTGCAACTGATTTAGCTGAGTTTGATGCTATCTTAGCTGAATTTGATAATCAAGGCGCAATTGAAGAAAACATGATGTTTGTAAACAGAGCTACTAGTTTAGCTATTGACGACATGTTAGCTTCAATGAACTCTTACGGAGCTGGTGGTACTTCTTACGGGGTATTTGACAACTCTGAAGACATGGCATTAAATTTAGGTTTTTCAGGATTTAGAAGAGGTTCTTATGACTTCTACAAGTCTGATTTTAGATACTTAAATGACAAAGCTACAAGAGGTTCAATAAACTCACGTGGTACTACAGCTGCTATTAGAGGGGTTATTATACCTGCTGGTGTATCTTCAGTTTATGACCAAGCTTTAGGATCAAACATGAAACGTCCTTTCTTACATGTTAGATATAGAGCTTCACAAACTGATAACCGAAGAATGAAAACTTGGGTTACTGGTTCTGTTGGTGCTACTACGTCTGCTTTAGATGCGATGGAAATACACATGTTATCTGAAAGATGTTTAGTTACTCAAGGTGCTAACAACTTTATGTTAATGAAGTAAGCATTTATATATTAAGGATCGAGGCTTCGGCCTCGACCCTTTCTTTTTATTAATTTTATTATATATTATATTATGGCAAAAAAACAAGAAACAAAAAAAGAGGTAGAGGTACCTGTTGTTGAAACACCAGTTGTTGAAACACCAAAACCTAAAAAAGTTGAACCTGAAAAACCAACTTGGGAAATAAAAGATAGAATGTATAGATTAAAAGGTGGTAAAAAACCTTTGTCTAGAACTATTAAAACAGCAAATATTTATTATTTTGACGAAAAAAAAGGTTATGAAAGAGAATTAAAATATTGTCAAAATCAAAAAACTCCTTTTGTAGACGAAATGATAGGTGAACAACGAATGGAACATGTTATTTTTAGAAATGGAATGTTAATTGTTGAAAAAGAAAAAACGGTTTTACAAAAATTATTATCTTTATATCACCCAGGAAGAGATGTTATTTTTTATGAAGAAAAACCAGCTCAAGCCGCTGCTAGTGAGGTTGATTTAATAGAACTAGAAATAGAAGCATTAAATGCCGCAAAAGATTTAGATATTGACATGGCAGAAGCTGTTATGCGTGTAGAGATTGGTTCTAAAGTATCTAAGATGAGTTCTAAAGAACTTAAAAGAGATTTACTTGTATTTGCTAAGAAAAATCCTGTTTTGTTTTTAGAATTAGTTAATGACGAGAACGTGCAGCTTAGAAATTTTGGTATTAGAGCGGTTGAAATGCGTATATTAAAATTATCTCCTGATCAAAGAACTTTTTCATGGGGTTCTAATAATAGAAAACTAATGAATGTTCCTTTTGACGAACATCCTTATTCAGCTTTAGCAGCCTGGTTCAAAACTGACGAAGGAATGGAAATTTATTCCAATATTGAAAAAAGATTAAAATAATCTAACTGTAGATGCAGTCGCTCTACGGGGCGATTGCAAACTACAAATTAAAAAGAAATTATGGTAAGAATTGATGATGTATATCAAAAAGTATTAGCTATAGCCAACAAAGAACAAAGAGGTTATATAACTCCACAAGAGTTTAATTTATTTGCTGATCATGCTCAAATGAGTATATTTGAACAATACTTTTATGATAAAAATCAATTTGCAAGAAGAGCAACGGAAAATAGTACTATTGAGTTATTAGAACAAAAAATTCAAATATTTGAATCTAATGCTGAGTTTTTTTCTAATGGAGATGATTTGCCAGAAGACACTTATCAAATTGATAGTGTTTCAATAGTTTTAGATAGTGGAAAAACAATACCTATGCAAAGAGTTAGTAAACGTGAATTACAAGGTATATCATCTAGTCCTTTATTATCTGGAAGTACTCTTGCTACTAATTATCATATATCAAACAACACTATAAATTTTGTGTTACCTACAAGTCTAGAGGGTAATAACGTTATGGTTGAATTAGTAAGAAAACCTAAAAAACCACAATGGACATATGTTATACATAATCAAAGTGCTCTTTATAATTTATATGATGAAAATCTTCAAGATTTTGAATTACACTCATCGGAAGAAAACAATTTAGTTATTAGTATATTAAAATTAGCTGGAGTTGCTATTAAAGATGTTAATTTATCTCAAGCTGCAACACAAGAAGAAATTAAAAATATACAACAAGAAAAAGCATAAATAAATGGGATTATTAAAAAATACACAAAAAGATTATTACAAAGGAAATATTGTTACTGGTAGTGAGTTAGGTGATTATCAATTTGCTTCACTAGAAGATATTATAAACCAGTTTATGGTGGTTTATGTTGGCGATAATAAAATAATACCAAGTGCTAGTAGAATGGATGTAGCTTTTCACGCACAAAGAGCGTTAGCAGAATTATCTTTTGATACTTTAAAATCTGTAAAATCACAACAAATAGATTTACCACCTTCTTTAGTCATGCCAATACCTCATGATTATGTTAATTACACTAAATTATCTTGGGTTGATACAGCTGGTATAAAACATCCTTTATATCCTACAAAACATACTAGTAATCCATTTCAAATTTTACAAGAAGATAGTGGTGCGTATGCTTTTCCAGAAGACAACGAAGAAGTTATAGATGGTGATTTTGCTCTTGGAGACTTTCAAGAATGGTTAAAATCGCCAGATCAATCAGTTGCTAAAGTAGTTGTAAAAGATAATAAACTACAATTTTCTCATGGAAGTAGAAATGGTTACGCGTCTAATCACTGGGGTTACACTGTAACCGTTGTACAGCCAATAGATGTTAGCGATAAAGAGTTTGTGAATTTATCAGCAACAGGACTTGCGAAAGCAACTACAGGTGGAAAAAAAGGTGTATTAAGAGTTGGTATAACTACCAAGCCTTTAGACACAAATAACATGAACTTTCCGACTGAAATCTCATCTAACCAATATGGATCTTATCATAGAACAAGAAATCGTAATGTAGAAATATTTGATATTATCAACGACGGTGGTGATCGTAGTTATATAGAATGGGCTTCAGATGTGGTAGCCGATACAAGTAGTACAGAAAAAGAAATTGTAGCATTAGATGTTAGAGACCAGACATTTGTTTATGTAGTAGCTGTTTCAATTCAAGAATTTTACGATGGCGCTTCTGGATCTATAGAAGCTATGCAAGAAACAAATAGTGTTGATGATATATCGGTTATAAATTATTTTGCTAAAGAAACACTTCAATCTCCAAGAGGTAATGAAAAAAACTCTTCAACTTGGAATAATTATAAATCAACAACACCATCAGAAAATAACAATGACGATTATGAAGATGATGTTTATTGGCCTATACAAGGCGAAAGATATGGACTTGAACCAAGTCATGCTCAAGTAAACGGATCTTTTTATATAGATCAAAGATTAGGAAGAATACATTTTAGCTCTAATATTTCAGGAAAAACTGTGATATTAGATTATATAAGTGATAGTCTTGGAACTGATTCAGAAATGCAAGTACATAAATTTGCAGAAGAGGCAATGTATAAATCTATATCACATGCAATTTTATCTGCATCTTCATATGGCCAAGCTTTAGTTCCTAGATTAACTAAAGAAAAATTTGCCGCGGTTAGAAAGGCAAAATTAAGATTATCAAATATAAAATTAGAAGAATTAACTCAAATACTTAGAGGTAAATCTAAGCAAATAAAACACTAGTATATGCCAGAGATTAAGAATACTTTTCTTCAAGGTAAAATGAACAAAGACCTTGATGAGAGATTAATACCTAATGGACAATATAGAGATGCAATGAACGTAGAAGTAGCTACGGCGGAAGATTCTGATATTGGTACTGTAAAAAATATATTAGGTAATCATAGAGTTGAAGATTTAGTTGGTGTTGGTTTTACTTGCGTTGGTAGTATTGCTGATGAAAAAACAAATAAATTATATTGGTTTATTTCAAGTTATGAAAAAGATGTTATTTTAGAATATGATAGTGTTAATGATGTCACACTTCCTGTTATTGTCC